GGGGGGGAAATCAAAAAAAAAAAAGTTTTTTGAAATTTTTTTTCTTCAGAAAATCCTTTACAAAATTTTTAAATAAAAAAGAAAAATGCCGTTTTCCCAGAAAAATCATGGGTTAGGTTTTTGATATTAAGAATTTTATTAATATGTTATTAATAAATTTATTATTGACTTACAATTTACTTAAAAAATCTATAGATTACCCTTAATTAAATTATTTAATGGAGGAGGGGGCATATTAAAAAACTTTTCGGGCATTTTGTTCCAAACAATTGGTGTAGAATTTTTTTTTTCACCACAATTTTTTCCTAGAGGAAGACATTTTTTGTTATGTGATACTACTAATATATCTCCAGTATCTTTATCAAATACCGGTATATAATCATTCATTCCTAAATCAACATAAATATTATTATCAATAAAAACAAGAGTTCCATCCCATGTATCATTTAAAGTGGCAATTTCATTACTTTTTACCATTTTACCATTATTATTATTATAAAAATAAACATCATTATATACAACTCTGTAACCTGTAATATTTTTACAAAATTTATGATTATCACAAATTTTGTTATAAAAATAATTTTTAATATTATTAAAATAATCATTTATTTTACTATTTTCACCACCAGTTATTTTTTTTGTTTGTAAATATTTTTTTTTATATTTGAGATATTTTTTTTTATAATCCATTATATATATATATTAAAAAAGTATTTAAAATAAATATAGTATAAGAAATTATAATGGGAAATATTTTAGGTTCATATTATGAGCGATTAATGTCTTTATTTGAAAAAAAAGCAAATATATTGATGTTAGGTTTGGATTCAGCTGGTAAAACAACAATATTATATAAGTTAAAATTGGATACATTAGTAACAACAATACCAACAATTGGTTTTAATGTTGAGAGTGTTAAGTATAGATCATTGGATATGACAATTTGGGATGTAGGAGGACAAGAAAAAATTCGTCCTTTATGGCGCCATTATTATCAAAATATTGATGCTGTTATATTTGTAATAGATAGTAATGATGGTGGTCGTATGGATGAAGTATCAAAAGAATTACATAGTTTGATGGCTGAAGATGAATTGCGTGATTGTACTGTATTAGTTTTATGTAATAAACAAGATTTACCACATGCAGAAACAGTACAAACAATTAGTGATAAAATTAATATGAATTGTATAAAACAAAAATGGTACGTCCAACCAACATCTGCTTTATATAATGAAGGAATATTTGATGGTTTAGAATGGTTATATAATAATATTGGGGAGAATAAGGTTTAATTACAATCTAAAACTATTTTACCAATAAATTTTTTTTTATCAAATGTTTTTTGTGCCTCTATTAAATTTTCTAATTTAAATATTTTATCTACTTTGGGTTTTATTTTATTTGAAAATACTAGTTGCAATAATTCTTCAAATTGACTACGGGTACATAACATACTACCATATAAATTTAAATGTTTTAAATAAAAAGTAGGCCAATGAATATTTACACTGCGACCACCAATTGCTCCAGAACATACATAATTACCATTATTTTTTAATAATTCTAATAAATGTTCTGTTAAATCACCAGCAACTACATCAAATACAACATCATATAATTTATTATCATTTTTATCTAAAAGTTCTTTATAAATATTTTTGCTAGTTTTATTTGTTCTATCTACACAATTAGTTAATCCTTCATTTATTAATATATTAGATTTATTACTACTACATATACCAATAGTTTTAATATTTTTTAATTTTAATAATTGTATTAATGCTAATCCAACACCTCCCGAGGCTCCTGTAATAATACAAGTATCCGTTGATTTTATTTGTGCTCTATGAATCATATAATATGCAGTCATATATGCAGTTGGAATACATGCTAATTCAAAATCATTTAGTTCACAAGTATCTGGTATTTCATATATATTTTCTTGTGGAACAATACAATATTCCGCATAACCACCATTAATACCACTACCAACATATGTACAATCGGTAATATTACGTATTTCATTAGGATCATTATTTATAACTGGATAAACAATTACTTTTTTATTTAATAATTTTGAACCCTTAACAACAGTACCAACAATATCTGCACCTTGAATAAGAGGAAATTTTAGTTCTTCCCAAGCAGCATCATCGTCTTTTGAATATAGGCCAATTCTAGTCCAAATATCGGTATTATTAATACTACAAGAAGATACTTTAATAAGAACTTCATTTTTATTTATTTCTCTTAATGGAAAATCTGTGTATTTAAGAACATCATAATCACCATGTTTTGTTAAAACTTGGGCTTTCATTATTATAAAATAAAATATAAAAATTTAAGATTTCATACGAATTATTCTATATATTGAATATTATGTGTAGTAAGATATTTTTGATCTGAATTTTTAAATAAAATATAATTATCGATAACAATTTTTCGTAATATTTTATTTTTTATGATATTATTTAATAAAAATAATATTTCATTCTTTGTAATATTTCTATTGAATTTTTTATAAAAACTAATTTCAATAATTTCATATAATTTAAAATACATAACCATTGAATCAATATTAGACCATACAGTACAATATTTATTATAAAAATTTCTAAATTCGGAATTATTCATTAGTTTATATAAATCCATAAAAAAATTTATATTTTTTTTTTGTATTTTCATTAATATAATATAATATATTTAAAATTGATTTTTTTATTTGTAAACAAACAAACAAACAAATATGAGGAAAGGAGCACCAAAACATGACTCATCTATTGAAGAACTTGAAGCTTGGATTAATGACAGTTCAAAAATTTGTAGTAAGAAAAGTAAGAATGCTCTAAATAAAAGTTTAGAAGAAACAAAAAAGCAAAAATTACAAAAAATGGATGAAGAAAAAAAAATTAAAAAAGAAACAAAAAAACTAATTAATAATAAATATAGTAAAAAAAATGATCCATTATATGGTAAAAAAGGAGCAGAACGAAGACAAATTATTGAAGACTATAGAAAACAATATAAACAATCCCAATTGCTTAAAAATAAAAATGATACACCAAATTCAGCGGATGGTATGCCAAGTAATGAGATGATTGAATCAATGATGAATAAATTAAAAGAAAGTGGAAAAGATCCAGAAGAAGTAATGAAACAATTAAATAATCCAGATTATCCCGAAGAACTAAAAGCTCAAATTGTTCAAGATATTTTTAAATAAACTTTTTAAGAAAAAGTTTAGATCAAAAAGAAACTTTTTAAGAAAAAGTTTAGATCAAAAAGAAACTTTTTAAGAAAAAGTTTAGATCAAAAAGAAACTTTTTAAGAAAAAGTTTAGATCAAAAAAAAATAAATATTGATTATTTTTTTTTATATTTACTTTTCATAATTATCTAATACTCGTGCGGAAGGATCAGTAACATTACACCATTTAGGATTAGGCATCCAAAAATGGGGAATTATATTACTATGATTTTTAAAATGTTTTTCAAATAATTCTCTGTAATAAAGTGCTTCTTTTGTATGTGGTGGATTATGTGTATATATTTTTTGTTTTAGTTTGAATTCTTCATCACTAATTTGTGTTTCTAAATGTTCTTGAATAATTTGGAACCATGATTTTTCTTGAGAACTTACTCCATCTGAAAAAGCTTCTTTTTTTCTAAATAGTACTTCACGAGGTAATACATTAGTATGTTCAAATGCTTCACGTAAAATCCTCTTCTCAATTACACCATTACCAAACATTTTATATTTAGGCGGAATGCTCATAACATAATCTACAAACTTCTTATCTAGAAAGGGAACTCGTGGTTCTAAACCATTATCTGATATACTTCTATCAGATCGTAATACATCAAAATAACTAATTTCAGTTAATAATTTATGATTTTCCTTATAAAAGTCATCTTCATTATCAATATTAGAAAACCATAAATAACTACCCATAATTTCTTCTGATCCATCACCATTATAAATTACCTTACAATCTGTATTTTCTTTAATATATTTACCAACTAAATAATTACCAACAGATGCTCGTACAGTAGTAATATCATAACTTTCAATCATATAAATAGTTTCTTCAATAGCATTTAAAAAATCTTCATTTGTTAATTCTATATTATGATGATTACTTTTAATATGTTCTGCTGCTATATTCGCATAATGTAAATCTGTTGAACCCTTCATACCAATTGAAAATGTATTTAATGTATATGGTTCATAATTACGAGCAACTAAGGCCGAAACTAAACTACTATCAAGACCTCCACTTAAAAGACATCCAATTGGACGATCCGACATTAATCGTTTATGTACTGCTTGGGTAAATAATTCTCTTATATTTTCTTTAATTTGGTCTTCTGTATCTGTATTAAATTCAAAATCATAATTATGATATCTTATATATTCAATATTATTAGTATCATTCTCTGAAATACCATAAGTACCAATAGGAAATGGCTGGAGAGATTCTGAAAATTCACTAATAGGTTTAATTTCAGAAGATAATAGTAATTCATCATTTTTAGTTTTACCAATAAAAAGTGGTCTAACACCATATGGATCTCGACCTACAAATATAGTATTTTTACTTTTATCATATAATACAAAAGCAAAAACACCATCTAGACTTTGAATAGTTTTTTTGATACCATATTTTTCATACATATGAATAATAATTTCACAATCACTGTTAGAATGTGTAATAAATTCATTTTCATCTCGTAATTTCTTATGATTATAGATTTCACCATTACAAATTAAATAATAATTATTATTTTTAATAAGTGGCTGGTTACCATTACTAGATACATCATTAATAGATAAACGAGTAAAACCCATTTTTTTATTTTCAGTAATTGTAATATTATTATTATTATCTGGGCCTCGTAAATTTAATTTATTTATAGCATTATTAAAATCATTTTCAGAAACATCTCGATAACCTTGATAATATAATATGCCACACATTTATGTAATATTATTAATTTAATTTTAAATCTATTTTATATATATATATATAATGGATACCATTTTATTTATTTTTTGCATAATATTCTTTTTTATATTTTCGACTATTTTTATAAAAAAATATAATAATTCAGTAAAAAAAAAAAATATAAATGCGGCATGTCATGATATAATGAATAAAAAAATATTTTCATTATATGGTATAAATGCTTGTATATGGAATTTATCTCATGTATTAATTTATTGTTTTATATGTTATTTATTTGATGCACAATTATCTATAGAAAAACATTTAATAGTATTTGTATTTGGAATAATATGGTATATGTCGTGTCCTTATTATAAAGAAGGACACTATAAGTGTCAAAATATAAATGATATTGTATATGAAAATACAGATCAACCCCGAATAGATGATATTATATTTAATTCCATGGGACAATTATTATATGTTTTATTATTTTATTTTAAAATAATTAATTAAAAATATGTTTTCTACACACACATTGATACATATCATCGCCACCTACTAAAATTTGCTCTTTTTTCTCCATATTTTTTTTTAATATTGAAAAATCGCCAGGGGTTCCATCATTACATAAAGTACAAATACCCGATAATTTATCTATTTTATTTGCCCAAGGAATTAAATCAATAATATGGCCGAATTTATTTTGTTGTGTATCACCGTTTAAACCAGCAACGATTATATGTATATTATATTCAAGTAGTTTTTTTACAAATGGGATTAAATTTGAAAAGAATTGAGCTTCATCAATACACAATGTATCATATTTTTTTATTATAGATAAAATTTTAGATTCATCTAGTTCATTTAATTTAATTGCGTTATATTTTATATTATTATGTGTTTTTATAAAATTATTAGCTACTCTAGAATCTTTGTTTGAATTTATAATTAATATATTTTTTTTATACATTTTTAAAGTATTTATTTCATTAATTAATCTTGTAGATTTTCCCGAAAACATGGGTCCAATAATAATATGTAAAAATCCTAAATAAGATTCAGAGTAACTCATTATAATAATTAAATAAAAAAAAATTTCAATTTAAGATTCATTAAATTCAATATTAAATTCAATTATTTATTTTAAGAAATACACAAAATACATATATAATTGTTGGTAATACAATAAATAATTCATTATTTACATTTGGATTTTTCATAAATATAATATACATAATAAATAAATAAACTATTATTGTATTCATTAATGGTGAATTATTCTTAAAATAGTTTAACATATATTAATATAAATTATTTTTTTATTTATTTATTATATTATTTTGTTTAATATATTATTTTGTTTAATATATTATTTTGTTTAATATATTATTTGTTTAGAGAATTATTTATATTAACTAATTCTGATTTAATATCAACTAAAATGTCACATATATTTTGACCATTTTTGGAAATAAAATATTTTCCTAAATCTAATTCAAAATCTTCTTCATCCATTTCACCAAAATTACACATTCCTTCATTATCATTTTCAGAAGTACATTCTACATTTTCTATATCTATATCATTACTATTTGTATTATTATCATTTGAGGATTTTTTTGCATTTTGTGTCATAACATTTGTAAATTGCTTCATCATATTACCAATATCTCCTTTAGATAAATCATTTATCATATTTGAAATATTATCATCTTTTATATTAAAATTATTTAATATATCATTTAAATCTGGATTATTATACTCTACATCACTAGTATCGCTTTCACTATTATTGCTTTCACAAGAATTTGTGTTTTTATCCATTATAAATATTAAATTATATTAATATTATTAAAATAACGAGTAAATTTATTTAATACTTAAAAATATAAATACCATAATATTAGCTATAATAACTCCAAATACTATATCAGAACACATAAATTTTATAGAATAATTACTATTTTGTGATTTATTATAACAATTTATTAAACTATATAATATTATAGCAATAATACTTACATAAATAAAATATATATTATTATTTTCAACCTCTAATAAATTAAATGTTATAAAAAATCCTAACAGAAACCAGAATATATAACAAATAATAATTCTATATTTATATGAATCATTATGAATATCAATAGAATATTGTTTTTTATAAAATGAAAAAATAATATAATCTAATAATGCAAAAACCGATATAATTTTAAGTAAATTAAACATTAATATAATTATTATTATATTTCTTTTTATTAATTAATTTTATTCATTAATTATTTCTTACTTATTTATATTCTTATTGAGCTGATATAAAAGTTATAAAAATTGTAGGAATAACTCCTATAATCATATCAACTGTGCGAAAGTACATATTATTTTTTGAATAAATATTAAGAAAGAAATAAACAAATAAACCTAATACAATAAAAATAAAATATTTATAACTATCAATATTTTCTAGTAAATTTAGTGTTTCATTATCAATATCATCCATTAACTTAAATTCATTTAAGATAATTAATGAAACATTAATAACTAGCCAGAATAATGCTAAAACAGATGCTCTTACAATAAAACTATTTTTAGAATGTTTTTCTTCTAATTTATAAAAAGGATTTGCTTTATTAAGAATATTTAATGTTTTTTTGTATTTTTTATTTACATAAATTCTTACATTATTATTAACATAATTATCTAAAACTAATAAAATTAAAACAATAACTATAAAAAAATACATTATATTAATTTATTATATTAATTTATTATATAAAAATTTTATTATATAAAAAAAAATTATATTTTAAATATAATGAACCCTAATCATTGTGAAGAGATTAATTATAAAATAGCATTTGATAAAAATATTCAAAATAATATAGAATTATGTGGTATGGATGTATGCAGTTTACCTATAAATTTATTAAGATATATTTATTATAAATGTTTATTATAATATTATTAATTCTATAATATTATTAATTTTATTAATTTTATACTATTATTAATTCTATACTATTATTAATTTTATAATATTATTAATTTTATACTATCATTTTTTTTTAGTTTGAGTTTTCTTAGTAGTAGGTTTCATATTTTTCTTAACCTTCTTATTTGCCTTTGTTTTTAATGTAGATGAAATTTTAAGTTGAGATAAATCATCTAATTTTTCTAATTTAGATTGATAAATATCAAACTTCTCACTAAATTCAGACATATCTTCTTCCCATAAATTCTTATTTGTTTTAGATTCTAATGTACTAATCTTATTACTAATTTCTTCTAATTCATCTTTTAATTTATTTAATTTTTCTTCTGTTACTGAATCCATTCTCATACTTAGTAAATATTCATAATCGGGGTTTGCACCTTCTTTACTTGTTATTTTCATATAATTTGAATCTTCTAGTTCCTTAATTACTACATCCTTCTTTTTCTTATATAATACTAATATATCATCAATTTGTTCTTGAATGAAACGAATCTTGTTTTCTAAGATATTTTTCTTATGAGTATATTTACTTAACAGACTATCTTTTCGTTTAGAATAATATACTAAACGATATGTATAAAACTCTTTAATAATATCTAATGGTGATTCATATCGTGTTAGTTTAAAATCTGTATTATATAATACTAGATTATTAAGAGACATTGGTTTTACTAATTTAAATTCCTTATGAATCTTATTACAACCATATTCATCTGGTTCTTCTGATAAGATTAATTTTTTTAGACTGTTTGGTCTACATAAGACTACAAAACATACTTTAGTGTCCGTACTAGAATTTTCATAATTCTCAACATAATCAATTTTTGGATCATTACCAGATACAACTTTATCTAAGAAATCCTTATATTCTTCAGTAGAAACACCAATTGGTAATTCTAGAATCTTAAGTGTATTGTTATTCACAATTTCATATACACCTAAATTCATAAAATTCTTATCTTGGGTTTTAATAAATTTACCATCATAATTACGATACCATGGAGTAAGTTCAGTTAGTTCTTCACCTTTTAATAGTTTCTTCATACAATTTAAAATATCTACTGGATTATATTTAGGAATATCTGTACTCCAACCAGTTCCAATTCCTTTTGTTCCATTAACTAGAATCATTGGAAGTAATGGCACAAAACGCTCTGGTTCAATATTGAATCCATCATCATCTAGATATTTTAAATTATCGGCATCTGCTTCATTATAAATTGTACTAGTTAATTCAGATAATCTAGTAAAAATATATCTAGGAGATGATGCATCCTTACCATTTTGTAATCGTGTACCAAATTGACCACTAGGATATAGTAATTCTAAATTATTTGAACCGGGATAATTTTGAGCCATATTAATAATAGTAGATTGTAGACTAGCTTCACCATGATGATATGCAGTTCTTTCACTCACATATCCACAGAATTGAGATACCTTAACATCATTTTTTAGTTTTTTCTCAAAAGCTGCAAATAATACTTTTCTTTGTGATGGTTTAAGACCATCAATAACATCTGGAATACTACGAAGATTATCTGCATTAGAGAAATGAATTAGTTCATTATCTACAAATTCGGTATATGAAAATTTATTATCACCAGCTTCAACTTTTAATACATTATTCTTATTATAATGTTCTAACCATTCTTTTCGTTCATGTGTCTTATCTTTACTAAATGCCTTGATTATAGATGTATTTGATAAGGGATCTTCTACATAAGTAATTGTTTTTAGATTTTCAAAATATTCTTGTGCTTCTTTTCTATTTGATGTACCTAATCCCTTATAATATTTAATTTTCCAACCCGATTCACCAATATTTTCTTTCCAATCATTATAATCAGTTAAATTATAAAATTGCATTTGATTAGAACCCTTTGTAGCTTTTACAATAGGTGTTACCATACAAGTTATGAAATTTTTCTTATATAAACTATGCCATTTACTATGGAATAAATTAATTAATAATCCCTTAATATGAAATCCATCATAATCTTGATCTGTCATAATCATAATTCGCCCATATCTTAATTCATCCATATTTTCATATTCTTTACCCGTTTCAAGTCCTAAGATTTTCTTAATATTATTAATTTCATCATTTTCATACATTTTCTTTTCAGTTACATCACGAACATTAAGAACTTTTCCCTTTAATGGAAATACTCCATAATAATCACGACCAACTACACTTAATCCAGAAATAGCAGTTGCTTTCGCCGAATCTCCTTCTGTTAAGATTAGTGTACATTTACCAGATTGTTTTGTACCAGCAAAATTAGCATCATCTAGTTTTTTAATTCCTCGTACACTTTCTTTCTTAGTACCATCTGTTTTCTTACCTAATTTAGAATTCTCTAATTCAATAGAATGATAAATTCTATCTAATAATCCAATTTTAACTAGTTTTTCAATAAATTTATCACTTACTTCATATTTTGAACCAAAATTACTAATGTTTGTTGTCATACTTTCCTTAGTTTGTCCGTCAAAAGTAGGTTCTTCAATAATACATTTTAGAAATATCCAAATATTTTCTTTTACATATGATGCTTTAATATCATATTTCTTCTTCTTTTTTAATGCTATTTCATTTAGTTTTTTTACAATTTGATTAATAATATTATCTACATGCTTACCTCCACGAATTGTAGAAATACCATTTACCATAGATGTTTGCATATATTTATGATTTTGACTTAATACTACTCCTAATTCCCATCTATTTACACTATCAATAATAATTTCATCATTATTTACTTCTCCATTTGTATAAAGATTAATATAATTATCTAGAGTACATTGAATTTCCTCATTATTTAAAAATACAGTCATTGGTAAACTTACATTTTTCTTTTTTGTATCCATTTCAATATTCATATTACCACTAAACCATAACGCACAATCATATACTCGTTTTACAAATATAGAATATAAGTCATCTGTTAATCCACTTACACCAAAACGCTTATAATCTGGTAAAAATGTAATTTTAGTATATGGATCTCCCTTATATTCTGTGATAATTGGATCACTCTTCTTCTCCATATTTTCAGTCCATGTTTGTTTATATAATAATTTTTGTTTACGATCTACTGATTCTACTGTAAACCAATCTGAGAATATATTTGTTAATTTAGCACCATATCCATTTTTACCACCAGTAACTTTTTTCTCTGTACCATCTTTAAAATTCTCAGATGTTAGTAATTCGCCAAAAATTAGTTCAATAACATAAATACCCTTCTTTTTTTCAGTGTCAATTTTTTTAATTTCAATGCCTTCACCATCATTTAATACTGAAATTACACCCGACTCCTTATCAATATTTACTTCTAATTTAGACATAACACGAATCATTTTTTTAGGAAATTTTTCTTTTTCTCTTTTGGTTCGTGTATGATTATCTACTGCGTTTACAATAATTTCATCAAAAATTTTATATAATGCTGGTACCCAATTAATAGTTTTTTTTTGAATTTTTTCATTTTCATAAACATATAATTCTTTTTCTTCAGATATAGATGAACCAACATATGTATCTGGCAATTCTTTAATATGTTTTATATGCTCCATTTGACGATATTTGGAGTTATTAGAAGTCGCCATTGTATATATATATATATTTTTGTATTAATATATTTAAATAATTTAAATCAATTTTTAAATTTAATATTTTATATATATATATATATATGCCTAAATCAAAAAAAATAGTAAAAAAATCACTAAAAAAACCACTCAAAAAACAAGTCAAAAAATCAATTAAAAAACAAGTAAAAAAACCACTCAAAAAACAAGTAAAAAAATCAATAAAAAAATCAATCAAAAAATCAAAAAAAATGTGTGGTGGTAGAAAAAGAAAAACAATAAGAAGAAAACCTTCGGCTAAAAAAAAATCACGCAGAAAAAATAATTGTAGTAAGAAATCAAAAAAACAATGTAAAAAATCTAAAAAATCATGTAAATATAAACATAAAAGTAAAAAATGTGTAAATCGTTCTATAAAAAGACGATGTGATCGTCGTTATAGTCAAAAAAAATGTGAAGCTAAAGCATATTGTAAATTTGAGAATAATAAGTGTACTAAAATTAAATTATTAAAAAAATGGAAACCAAAAAAAAATGAAATGTCTAAAAAAACAGATAATCATATTATACTAGAAACTAATAATACATACAGATCTAATAAGAATAATTAAATTTAATAAGAATAATTAAATACTTTTTTTTTATATATATTTAAAATCGAAATATTATATATTATATATAATAAAATGAATGAGTTAAATATAGATAATCTAGATTCGGATATTATTGAATTTACTAATAATGATAAAATATATGAAGAAATTAAAAGCACTAATAAAATTTCCCAACCGTATTTAACTAAATATGAATATGCAAAAATTGTAGGAATTGCTGCACAACAAATAGAATCTGGTAGAAAACCATTAGTAGATAATTTACCATCGTCATATACTAGTCCTATAGATATTGCGGAATATGAATTAAAGAAAAAAAAAACTCCAATTATAATTAAAAGAAAATTACCCCATAATAATTATGAATATTGGACGTTAGATCAATTAATTATTTGAAGAAATTCAATAGCAAATATTAATATAGCTGATACTAAAGCTCTTAAAAATAATGATATATTATCTGTAATAAATTGATTCTTAATTAATTTTGATAATAATTCGGATAACATGTTTGTAACAAATGAATTATTAAACAGTACTACAATTATAAGTACAATTATAGGAAGTTTTGCATAGGTTATAAGTGAATTTAATGATAATAAATGATTTTCGGCATTATCTTCTAAAATACTGTTTATTTTTTTTACAGTATTATCAGTTTCATTTAAATTCATACTTTCTTGAAGATGATCTTTTAATTCAATATTATTTTCGTGACCGAAATCTATTTCATTATTATATATCATATTATCCATATAGTTCATATTTTGATTAGGATTTTCATTATAATCACCTTCATTAAGGTCTCCATCTTTATCATTATTATCTAATTCATTTAAAATTTTATCTACCACATCATCATTAATATCTGTATCATCTTCATTTATTAGATCTGCTATATTTGTTGAACCTAAATTTTCACTCATATGTATAATTTAATAAATGTTTATTTTTTAATTTTAGAACGAAAATTTAATTTATAATAGATGAATATTTTTCATCTTCTGTATCAATATTATTTATAAAATTATTATTTTGTATATCATTTAAATAATTATTATTTATATATTTTTTTTGTTCCTTATTTTCTGTATTTATTTTTACTTTTTTTATATTTTCTATATTTTGTATATTTTCTGTATTTTCTGTATTTTCTTCTATAGTTTCATTTTTAGAGTTTTCCTTAATATTATTGTTATTATCTTCTTCAGAACTAACATCTTCTTGAGAAATATTTTTATTTCTATTTATTTTATTATTGTATCTATATGATAAAAATAAAGCAATTCCTATTACAAATACTAATAATATAAATATATTAATAAATAAATCTTTATTTGGATGTGATTCAATAGTTTTCTTATTAATAAGTTTATTATATCTTAAATTATTAAATAGTAAGTAGTTTGTCATAATATATATATAATAAAATATATATTCCAAAAATTAAAATTTAAATGTATATTAATATTTAAATACAAAAAAATATATATATATATAAATATACATATCACAATGAGTAAAAATTATACCCTTTTCCCAATTAATAGCAAGTATTTAGGAGTATGGCAATTATATAAAAAAGCACTTTCGGTTTTTTGGACTGCTGAAGAAATTGATTTAACCAAAGATAAAAATGATTGGGAGAATTTAAATGAAAATGAACGCTATTTTATTAAGAACATATTAGCATTTTTTGCGGGTAGTGATGGTATTGTCAATGAAAATATACAAAATAGATTTATTAATGAAATTGATGATCAAGAAGTTAAATGTTTTTATGCGTTCCAAGAATCTATGGAAAATATACATTCCGAAACATATTCTTTATTAATTGATACATATATTAATGATGAGGCTGAAAAAACTAAATTATTTAATGGAATTGACACTATTCCATGTGTAAAAAAAAAAGCAGAATGGGCTATTAAATGGATTGATGATATGGAATCTAATTTTAATACTCGTTTAGTTGCTTTTGCATGTGTTGAAGGTATTTTCTTTAGTGGTAGTTTCTGTGCTATATTTTGGTTAAAAAAAAGAGGTCTAATGCCGGGATTAACATTCAGTAATGAATTGATTAGCAGAGATGAAGGATTACATACTGAATTTGCTGTAGAATTATATCATACAAGAGCCGCTAAATTAGATAGTGAGATTTTTTATACTATAGTTAAGAATGCGGTTGAAATTGAGAAAGAATTTATTACAGAATCATTACCATGTAATTTAATTGGAATGAATGCGGAATTAATGAAACAATATATTGAATTTGTTGCTGATCGTTTAAGTGTTCAATTTGGTTATAATAAAATATATAATTCGGAAAATCCATTTGATTTTATGGATTTAATTAGTATGAGAACAAAAACTAACTTTTTTGAAAAGCGTGTTGGTGAATATGGTAAAGCTGGTGTATCAATAGAAGATAATGAAATGGAATTAGATTTAGATGCTGATTTTTAAATCTAAATCTAATTATATTTCATTAAGTTTTATAGTTTTTTTTTACTTTTCTAAATTTATAAAAATAAAACTCGAAAATATATATATATATATTATATTTATAATGAAAAAACATTTTTATGTATGTTCATATGGTGGTTCTGGTACTAATATGTTATGTTCAGCACTATGTAAATATGGTGAAACTAAGCATATACATAGTAGAGTGCCTCCAGACAATTTAGAGTATGCGGGTGGTGATGGAAGTGGTTATATATACTGTGATTGGTTTAATGGTATAACTATACCTAATAATGAATTAGAAAATTATTATGTTATATTCATTTATAGAAATCCTAGTTTTTCTATTCCAAGCAGATTTACTGATAAATATGGTTATAATATGCATAAACTTCACTTACAACATATTCAAATAGATGATACAATAAAATTAGATGATGTTTTATCTTCTGGAAAAGATTTATATAAAATTAGAGAATTTTATAATAACTATATAAAAGTAAATAAAAATAGAAATTATAAAATATATTGTGTAAAATATGAAGATATTTTTGATAAACAAGATGAACTAAGTAATTTATTGGGAATAGGTAAATTAAATATGGTAAATAAAAGTAATAGAAAAAATAGTAATAAGGAATTAGATAAGATTTATTCTGACTTAATAGAAGAGATGAATCAAAATGATTTTATTATAATAAGTTAGATTTAAAATTTTAGATTGCTAAGAGTGTATAAATATAAAAGTAAAAAAAGTGAAAAATATAAAAATATATAATATTTTAATTAACACTGGGGCTTATGATATTCTATTTTTAATGAATTATTTATTTTGTATAAATTATTATATAAATATACTTTTAATGAATTATTTGCTTTCTTTTTCTTTATTTCTTTTAAATAACCTTTAATAAACTCCTTAATAATTAATAAGTGGTTATCCTTTTTATTTTTATAAAAATCTTTTACGGGAATTCCATTAAAGAATTGACTATCTAAAAAATTATGAACTAAATTATCAATTATAATAATATTTTCTAGATTTAATACCGTTTTATTTTTTACTTTTTTATATAAAAATGTTTTAGGAATGTCATTTAATTTTTTGATGCGTTGATCTAATAATCTTTTTAAAACAATTTTTAAATCTTTTCCTTCTGAACTAACACAACTTCTATATAATTTTAAAGTAAAAATTTTTTTTGCACTAATTTCTTCACCATCATCATTATCCCATTTAATCTTACTTAATATTGAATCAGCATATTCTTTTGTAGCTGCAGTAAATACAACTAAATAAAAGTATTTATGAATATATTGTAAAAAACTTATTAATTTTGGGCGGAAAAATATACGATGATTTTTTGTGTGAAATAAAGTTTCATCCAAATCTAAACAAATTATACCATATTTTTTAATATTTTTATCCTTATTATTTTTCATAGTATATATATATATTAGTATAAAAAAAAATTTATTTATTAATTATCTAATTATCTAATTATCTAATTATGCAGATGTATTCATTGTTTTTAAAATATTATATGTATCACTTAAATTAATACAACCATCTGTTATACTTACCCCTTTTTTTAAAGGTTTATTATCAATAGATTGTTTTCCTTCATTAATATTTGATTCAATCATTATTCCCTTAATAATTTCTAACTCATTCCAAATAGAAGCTATATAATTAGCGTTATCAATTTGTTTCATAAAATCTTTTTTACCATTATATAAACTATTATCATGTGAACAGTCAATTATAATTCCCTTATTCAAATTATTTTTTTCTAATAATTCATGAGTTTCATTTATATCAGACTTATTAAAATTACATCCATTTATACAATCACCACGCAAAACAATGCAAGTATTTTTATTTCCATTTGTATTAACAACTGAAGCACAACCATTCATATCTATTCCCATAAATGAATGTGGTTCCTTTGATGAAAGCATTCCATTAATTGCTATAATCTTATTACCATCAGTACGATTTTTAAATCCGATTGCCATAGATAAACCAGATGCTAATTGACGATGTAATTGACTTTCAACTGTTCGAGCTCCAATACATCCCCAACTAATTAAATCATCAATATACTGAGGAATAATTGTATCTAAAAATTCGGTTGCAATAGGAATTCGCATTTTAGTAATTTCAATTAATAACTTACGAGTTTGAATAATTCCAACATCAATTTTATTAGAACCATCTAATTCTGGATCATATAGAAAACCTTTCCATCCGTTAATTGTACGCGGTTTTTCAAAATAAACTCTCATAACAATATAAATATTCTGAAATTCAGTCATATATTGTTTAATAGATTTAGCATATTCTAAACAATCTTCATAATTATGAATAGAGCACGGTCCAACAACTATTAGTTTTTTATTATTTTTATTTGATAATATATTATTAATAGTACTTCTACAATTATTTATAAATAAAGTATCTTCATAAGAAATATTATAATTATTCTTAATTTCATATGGTGTTGGTAGTTTTCTTATAGAATTTATATTTATATTATTCATACTATATATTATTATTAGTAATATTATAAATATGTTATTTATATTAATATTATAAATATATTATTTATATTAATATTACTTATTTTTTGTTATTTTTTGTTATTTTTTTTATTTTTCTTCTCGAATTATTTTTCTTATTTTTTTAAGTTCATCTTTATTTTTTAATAATTTTTCTTTTGGTATGTATCCATACATAAGTGTTATAATATATAGAATATTAAATACTATTAAAAATATAAATGAATATAAAAAGACTCTTTCATTAAAACTATATTTTTCATTTTTTTTATACATATTATAAAAATAAAATAAATAAGAAATAATAGTTATGATACTTGATATAATTAGTAGAAGAAAACCAAAAAAACCCGATGCTCCTAGATCATTCGGATTTGGATATAAATATGCCCACAGTGTATAAATAAAAGGCAACAAAAATATAAATATAAATGCAATAATATATCTATACATATATATATTATTTTTTAAGGTAGGATCTCTTTTTTTTATATTATTAATATCATCTAATTTGCAACGAATATAAAATAAAGGTATAATAATAAAATATATAATAATATTAATATAAATAAACCCTTTCTCATATAGAGTATATATAGGATTTGTTTCATATAGTCTATCGTCTCCCATATATATATATATATATATATATATATATATATATATA